TCAAACTCATTAGCTGATTCAATAGCTAAAGCGAATCCGCCAGCAGCAAATGCAGTTCCATCAGTAAACAATCCATCTAAGTTTGGTGATGATCCATCCCCATTTAAGATTTCATTATCCTCTACAGATAATACTTTTTCTGGAACTCTAGCTGATAGATATGATGTTAATTGCTTAATATCATCTAGCATCTCTCCAGTGATTCTCATGTAAGTACCGATTTTCTCGACATTTACAGTAGATGCAGCTAGATCGAAATCTGACTGTCCAAATGCAGCAGCCTCAGCAGTAGCAGCAGCTCCATCAGAGTATGCAGTTTCTTTAGGGAAACGGATAGTCTGTGCATCAGTTGATCCTAAAGGTAGTAAAGAGCGGATATGTACTGAGCGGCTAGGATCGTATTTGATTTGATCTACGATAGTTTCAGCAGCTACAACTCCTGTAACATCAGCACCTAGGCTCATATCAGCTTTAACCTCGAAACGAGCAGCGTTTGCATTTCCTTTTACCATTGCATCGATTGCGCCATCTTTAAGCGCTCCCTCGATAGCAGCTTTAAATGATTTAGGAGTTGCGCCAGCAGCAGTTTTCTTAGCGGCCATTTCCATCTCATCTAATCTCTTGTTAAGAGCATCACTTTTTTCTACATACTGAGTAGTAAGGTTATCAATCTCTGATTTTAGAGATGATTCCATTTCACCCTTGGCGTTATCTTTCGCCTGGTTAAATGCTTTCTCGATTTTCTCGTCAACAATGTTTCCGATCTGATCGAGTTGGTTTTTAATTTCGTTGTCCATTATATTATTTTTTTAAGACATTAAACAAATAGTTGTAAATTTCGCCATTGTCTGCTTTTACCTCGATCGGCTCAGTGACCTCTATTTCAGTCGGCTGAGTGACATTTACATAAATTGACTTTAGCTTTAATATTTCCGCCTCTAAGGCGTATCCCAGATCATCAGAGATTTCTCCCTTTCTGATTAATTGAGCTAGTTTATCATAGCGGTTAGCAATTTTCTCTGGATCTACATTTCCTTTTACATCCATAATCATTGCCTGGTCATTGGCCGCTAATGTCACAGCTGATATTTCAAACAGCTTGACCTCGTTAATATGGCGATAGCCATCATGGCCCATTTCTTTTTGGATCGGTAAGATCCCTACAGAGTTCTCAGTAATCACTCCAGCTTTCATTAACTCTACAACATCTTTTCCTAATTGTGTTTTAGGAATTTGCGCCTCGAATATTAAACCTTTGTCATCCTCCTCTAGGTGTACCATTTTCCCTAGCGGCTTATCCATATCATGCTGATATAGATATTTAACTCTCTGGCCATTCTCTTGAATAGTTTTTTTGTATGCTCCCTTATTGATTACATCGCCATCAGAATCGACATTACCAAAAACAGATCCATATCCTTTTACAACTCCAGCAGCAGCATCGGCATCTACCAGCTCGCCTATTTGAGTTGATTTATAAATGATTGTATTCATATTGCAAATATATTAATTAAAAAATTTATCCTCCTCAGACTGGCCCTCCTCAAAAACTATATTGTTTTTTTGATCTGGTAGTGGAGCATCATGTATATTGTCCAATAGTATTGTTTCTGGTATTCCCTCCTTAAAAGCATTGCATCCTCCTGTTATTGGTTTAAAATGTTTGCATTTTTCGCAAATCAAATCTTTTGTTGTCATTTTTTAAAATATTTGTTTACTAATTCACCCACCAACCTAGCATATTTGCTGGGATTTGATTTTAATTCATATTCAGTAAAGCACTCTGCCAAAAACTCATCTAAATTAGTACTGGCATAGGATCCCATATATGTTTCACTAAAAGCCTTTACATTTCCTGTATCTAAGTATTTATCTATATCCTCAAAATACTGTTTACGGATTGCCTCTAATTCTTTATAAAATTCTGCATCTATAACATTTCTGCGATCTGATATAATATGGGCAAACTCATGAGTGACTGTAGATATTACATTATTTTCTGGATCAACTGGCGATTTAAAGGTTTTTTTGAATTTATCATAATTTAGATTCCTAGATCTAGTTTCAGCACTATCAGTTCTATCGCCAAAATTGATTCTATGCAGCTTGTTTGCTGGTCCAGAGAAATATCGCCTTTCTACAAACCCATACATCCTTTTAGAGGATTTAAATATTAATTTTACTGGTGTATTTACATTCCCAGGAGTTTTAACATTATATTTATTTGTAAGTTTATTGATCTGCTTTAAATATTGATTCAAGGTATCAATACTTATAGTCCTAGAAATTGTTACAGATTGTATATTAATATCAGATTTAGAAAATATTTTAGTAGCTAAATCTTTTGCCTCTTTAACTGTTTTAACATCTTTAAAATCATCTACAACCTCCACAGCCTCTCTAACTGGCTTTGGCGTTCTAAGTACACTCTGAGTTGATCCTCCTGGAGGTCGCACTCCAAATCCCTCTATAGTTCCAGCAGCCTGTGCATCCTCTTTAGGAAATGGCGCTACAGAGCATCTACATCTAACCACATTTTTAGCACTACCAGCTGGATCCCCTGGATGAAATAATAACTCGCCACCTACTAAAAACCTTTCTTTAAAATCTACTATCTGAGCATCAGCTGCTCTATGAGCTGGGCGCTCTCTGCCATCTACAGATGTCATCCATTCCTTTTGTAGATTTTCCTGGCCAAACATATCAGTAGCACTTTCCAGCGTTGCATAGTTAGCAGCATTAGTGGCCTCAGTTCTTACTAATCGCTCTGCCTGGCTCTTAGAATACTGTCCAAACTTTTGGCGTAATATGCGGCCAGCCTCTACCTCGCCCATAGCCATAAACTCTGGATCAGAGGACAGGCGTTTAAATATACTAATCAGAGTAGCCTTAGCTGTACCCTGTACCAGCACTACTCTCTCTGCTGCTATTTGCTGGCTTACTCTAGCAAAGCGTTCCGCCCAGATGTCATCATATCCAGATACATCTGTTTGCTTAGAGATTACCTTGTCAAAATTCTTAGAATACCATTTAGCGAACTTGAGGCCTATGTTCACATAGATCTGGCGATAGATCTCAGACAAATCTGCTGATCTAAATAGGTTATCAAAACCATTGCTTTTTCCTGTCTTTAGAAAATTTGCTATAGCCTCACTGTATTGGCCCTCATAGTATTTACGAACTCCAGCAAATTCTTTGCGCTCTGAGCTAGCTAGGAGTTTATCAAAATTACCTTTCCAGGATTCTTTGGCTTTCTTTATGATTGTTTTTTGATCATATAAGGAATAACAAACAGCCACACGCTGCTCATTAGTTCCAAAATCAGCCTGGATCTCTGGATTAATTACACAGCGGCTAATAAACTCGCTGCGACTCTCATTTGCTCTGGGTTTTGGTAATGGCATTATCCCTCATTTTCTGCTATTCTTTTTGCCCAGGATACCATAGCAGCACCACCCCATAGATTGTATGCTACATAGCCTTTGTCCCTCCAGGGTGTATCCTTATACTTAGGATCTATCTTAGCGTTATCCTCATGGCGTGCTAGAAAGCTATGAACCCTCTTGACAGTTGACAAACTGAGCGCCTCTCTGTTTGCTAATTGGCTTGCTCTCTGCCAGCCTGTGGGTGTCCCAGCAGTCACCTCATCTCTGCCATATTTCTCACGCCACTCAATCATTCTACGAGCGTTATTAGTAGCGCCCTGGGGATAATCCTTGTAAGTTTCCTCTTTTGTTTCTATTGAGTTATAGTCTATTGGTTCATTATCACCAGCCTCTCTCCTTTGGGCCGCATAGAACTCATCCAGGCGATTGTTTTTAGCTGCCTCATATTCAGCGTGACTAGAGAATGGCATAAATACAGTAGAGCCATTAAATAGATGCTCATGGTATCCAGTGCCTCCCATCTCTATAGCTCTGGCCTGGGCCTCCTCTATAGTGGTATAAGTATCTACAGTGTTAATTACTGCTGACTTAAATAACTCAGCCATATCCATGTTTATGCTCTTAGGAGCTATCTCTGGAATGATTTCGCCATCAATAGGTAGTAAGTTGGCTGGCACATAGTAGTCATTTAGCTTTTCGTTTTCCTCATCCATACCATAAGACATAGCAGCACGCTTTTCGTTTGGCGTGATCCACCAGGCCTGGCTCATCTGGCCCACTACTTTCTCCATTTCCTCCTGGAGTTCTGGAATAGCACTATAGTCAAAGTCGATATAGATTTTATCACCATACTGTGGAGCTAGCCATCTATTTAACTCATCTCTGATTTTGTTGAGTTCTGGTATTACAGCATTTTGATAGAGCGCCTTTTTAGCCTCTTTCATATTGTTGTATGTAGTGCTGTCTGTATTGTTTAGCAGCTGTACTGGTACGTTATAGATATTACAAAGATCTTTGATTGTGGCGTTGTATTGCTCTATGAGTGATAGATCAGAGGCATTTAGTCCAAAGTTTACCCAGCTCAGTTTCTTAGGCGTGATGATTACATCCCCAGCATTATTGCTGCCCTGGTATTGTTGGCGGAATTTATCCTTTAACTGTTTGGCCTGTACCTCATTTAGATCACCCTCATCAGACATTAGGATACCTCTAGCAGTTTGATTCTGTAAATATTTTACTCCAGTAGTTAGTGCCTGGTTATTAGCATCCATTACTCTCAGTCCAGCCTTGAGCGGTGACATACCATATAAGTGAGATCCAGTTCCATCATAGTAGAGGTTTTGATCTTTGATGTGGCAAATGTCCTCAGCTGCTATTCTGTACGTTCCATTGTACTCAAGTGTGTACTCTTTAACTGGCTCCATAATGCCGCCAGAATTAATTTCTACCTTTTGTGAGGGTAAAACATACAGCTCTCTATATTTAGCTGCTAGCGCACCAGTGTCTGGGCCAATACCATAGATGTATCGGTTTCCAGTAAGTTTACCAAATGCAATGATTTCCTGGATCCAGGAGTTGTAGCTTTGTGCTGGATTTGGGCGGTCTAGTAACTCATGCAGCTCGGTGTCCTCAAGTTCTACCAGCGCTTTTTTCTGTAGCATCTTAGCCTGGAGTACTGTATTAGAATTAAACTCTCCAGAGGTTAGCGCTTTATATCTTTTTAGATCATTAGATTTCTGTACCTCGTAAACTTGAAATGGAATATTGGTAGCTGATTTAGTGATCAGATTTATAATTGAGTAGATTGTAGCGTTGTATCTATAGCCTTTGTCTATGTAGGTATCATCATTCTCTGGATTCCAAACTAAGGTATCACCCAAATAGTTGTAGATTGCTTTGTTGAAATCTATGTGAGTTTTTTGTGCGCTTTTAGAAACAAGGTTTTTGAATCTATCTAAGAAACTAGCCATCCAATACAAAAATTTTAATTATACAAAAATAGTAATTATATTACAAAGAAATCATTACGCTTACTGTATTGCGAATAAACACCATATCTGATAGCATCCATAGCGTGATTAAAGCGATCCATAGGCTTGTTTATGATAGTCCCATCCTTTAACTGCTCCCAGTAGTAATTGTGATACTCTTTGATTATATTTTTTGATTCCTGGCTCACCACTATGTCAAACTCTTTGAGCAGTGATATACCAGCATTAATAGATCCAGCGCCTTTTATAGCTGGCTTTACATACATTCCCAGGCGTTTCATTTCCTCTCCAGACTTAGGCTCTGCTGCATCATAGAAAATTAGTGTCTGATCATACCCTAGGCGTTTCAACTCATCTACTATGTCGCTGTTTGTTAGGCCTGTTTTATAGATTAGCTCATGGATGTAAATAGTATCGCCTTTACGAGCAATTAAACAGGCTGAGGTGGGATCATTTGTGTAGCCAAAATCGAGTCCTATTGATGCCTCAGTGTAAATATCAAACTCTGGAAAATCCGCCAATGGCTTAAATGTCCAGTTACTAAATATCTGGCGTGCTGAGAATACAGCCTTTTGGCCCTCACCAAAGACTCGCCAATAGTCTGGATCACGCTCTCGCATCCGCTCTATCTCATGTACTAAATCTTTAGATAGAAACTTGTTATCCTTATAGGTTGTTATCCAGGTGTCACAGTCATCTCTAGGAATGATCTCATCATAGATCCAATGCACAGGATCACTAGGGTTAAAGTCCAGGATAATGTAGTCAGTACAGCGCATATTAATTTGGCGAAAGTCCTCCATAGTCAGCTCATTGGCCTCGTTTAAAAAAGCTATGTTGCGCTTTCTACCTCTGATTTTCTGGCTATCATCTACAGATAGGAACTCTACTAAATGGCCATTATACATGAAATGGCCCTCCACCTTGTTATGTACAGCGCCATCTAAAAACATTCCCACATTTTCTGCTATCTCTAGGAAATCCCTTTGTACTGATCCTTTGAGTGCTGGTAGTGTTTTTCTAACTATTGAAATGACTAGAGGCTCCTCAGACTCTGTAATTAACCAAATAATGTACTGGCATATAGCATAGGTTTTACCAGATCTGGTCCCACCCTGGTGAACCCTTAGCCTGGCTTTTGATTTTCTAAGCTGTCGGAATTGTTTATTTATTTTCTGGCGCATCATCCTGGTCATCGTATTCCGCTGGAACCCATTCGATAACCCTAGATTTTAATCCCCCTGTTTGTTTTATCTCTTGTTTAGTTCCATTGAGCCTATGAGCCTCATGCTCCTCTGCTATCATTTTCATGGCCGCTATTTGTAAGCTAGGTGTTTCCGAGTTTATCCAATTACTAAGCATTTTAGTTTTTTTAGATACTCTCATTTCCTCTACTGCCTTTTTTATAGCGTTCGATTCGTTAAGTTCTAAAGCATAAAAAGTAGTCTTAGAGCAAGGTAAAAACGCCACAATATGCTCAATGAACATTAGTTTGTGTTTGTCTATTGCTGCCAGAGCTTTCTTTTCTAGTTCTTTTTTATCGTATGCCATATTAATTCCACCTAAATGAGATGCCAATAATAAAAATGTAGATGTCTATGCTTTTCATTGTGTGATCCTCAAATGAGTTTAGATACTCTACACCTACACAAAATCCCATCAAAGGATAAATTTGGATCTCAGTCATTTTTGAGTTTATTATACAAAAATAGATAAAAATCCCAGATAGCTTGCTGATAGTTTTTAGGATCATGCAGTTTGTTTGTTGTATGGGCCTGGCCATCAACTACATATACCAGAATAAACTTACCATTTCTAGGTTTAGGATAGATTCGGATTCCATTCTCATCGCACCATTTAAATGCTTTATAGTGATCCTCCTGGGTGTTTACTAATGGCTGTTTATATTGCTGTTTTCTAGGCATATCTTTTAGAATTTTAAATGTTTGTATTGGCTCCAATTCTTTATTAGGCACAAATACTGTAGCGCCATGGCCATATTCTTTTAGTTTATGATTATTGTCTATGTATCCCCTGGTAGTATGTCCTATTATTTCTAGGGCATTATCCCTGTACCAGGTTAGTATATAATACTCAGCGTGTTTACGTTTATACTGAGTGACAGGAAACATTAGGTTTGGCTTGTTTTTACTATCAGAGCATTTTACCTGGATGCTATAGTCAAAATCAGTTCCATCATCACCTCCATAGGTAAAATATTCCATTTTTAAACCGCTGTATTTTTCAAATCCTATTTCTCCTAGAGCGCCTATGTAACCTCTATGAACATGATCTTTATTTTTAAAAAAGTTTTGGCTATTTATTGTTTCATCAAAACCGACACTAGCGTGTCTGCCCACTGCTACAAACCTGGCCAATATGTGATCTCGCTGTGTTAGATTTATAATCATACTAAAAAGGAACCTGGTCCCTCACTACTGTGAATCTCTGTTTTTTCTCATCTATTGTTTTATATACTCCGCCATATTTAAAGTCTGGAGCTACTGTAAAGCTACCCTGTTGCCCATTCTCTTTACGTTTTACTTTCTGAATATGTATCTGGACAGCATCTGATTTAAATTGCGTTATTTCTCCAAGGCTCCTAAATACTGTGATACAGTTAAACGCCTTGTTAAAAAAGTCACTTGAGCCAGAAATATCATAAGGAGTAGGCACTTTGTAATTACCATTGTCATTAGATTCCATTTTTCTAGGGTGTGCTACTAGAAATAAATGCGTTTTAGTCTGCTGACAAAACTGGGTAATTTTAGAAAGCATTAAACCTACATAGGAATGGTCACGCTGTGCTGAGTGATCTAACATATTCCAGGGATCAATCACTAATAAATTAACTCCCTTTTGAAAAACTAAATCTTTAAAAGCATCTAATATGCCATCTAAAGTGAGGTTTTTCAAGTCAATTTTAATAAAATAAAAATGCTCCTCAATAAAGTTTTTAGTTTTATTTAGATCCTCATTAGTGCAATTACGCTCATTTAGCTTATTAGCCAGGCGTTTTATATGTCCCTCATAGGGAAATGACTCTGGAGCAAAGAAAGCAGTTCTATGCCCATATTTGACTGCCATATTACAGGCAATCTGATCGACTACATCTGATTTACCAGAGTTTGGTATTCCTGTGACTACAGTCCAAGATCCCTCAAAATCGACCTTAAAATAATCATCGCTATCACCCAGAGCAATGCTGTAATTTTTAATCCCATAATCATTATAATTTAAAACATCTTTCCAAATATCATCAATATTTACCACTCCCTCTAGTGGAAAGTGTTTAGCTGTCTTTAAAATTGTTCTAAGTACCTCAGCACCTTTTTCTACTAAAACCTCATTAGCATCCTTAAAATCGCCAAATTCGATATACTTACATCTGTACTGACCAAACCTCCTGGCTAATTCATTTCTAAGGGCCAAACCAGGCTGATCATTATCAGTACAGAGAATAATTTCCTCTTTGTCTTTAAAAAACTCCCAGCAGTTATCTAAATACTCTAGCCTCTGATTGCCTTTAGATGCTCCATTTGGCACTGAGCAAACAGAATAAACACCAGCCTCATGTAATGACAGTGCATCTAATTCACCCTCTACTATGTATATTTTATCCATTGTGCTGATATTATCTAATCCATAAAAGATTAATTCAGCTCCAGATACCATTTTAAAATTTTTTTCGCCATCTCTGTATTTACAGTTGATCAGCTGGCCCTCTCTGTAGTAATTAAAATTTATTGCTTTACGTTTTTTTTGGACCTGGGGAAAATATTCTATTGACTCACCTACTTTCCAATGGCTTAAAGTAGCCTCAGAAATACCTCGTTTGTTAAACCAGGAAATAGTCCTATCTGATAACTCAGTTTTTATCTCTGGTGGCTTTACATATTCCTTTTTCTCTTTGAATTGTACATTTCCACTCCAGCCACAGTTGTGACAATTATAAAAACCTTTTTGAATGTTTATAGATAGGCAAGGATCTTTTTTGTTTTTTCTCGTTTGTGAGCATTGCGGACAAAGTACCTTTTGCTCTATGGCGTTTCCTTTCGGAATGATACCAATGTTTAAAAATTCATTTATCATTATTTTGTTTGTTTGCTAGTAGGCTAAATTCATCCCCTCCGAATTGTAATTTAAATTGATCAATTCTGCGGAGTCCAGATTTAGAGTTTGTTTTTCTTAGGGAAAGTAATCCAAAATTTACACCTTTCCAAAAAGTATCTTGTTTGGCTTTTTTAATTAAGTAGTAAAGCTGTCTGGGATTTACTTTGTCTTTTTGATCAGCTAACCTAATTACATTTAGCCAGTCAACTTTTATTTTAGTGTCTTTTGGATGAAATTCCTCTGGAAATAAATTTAAAATATGCTCATAGGCGTTTAGATAAAAATCAGAGAAATCTGACACTTTTTTAAAAGTGGCACTATTATTAATTGTATTATTATTATTATTATTTATATTATTATAGGGTTTAAACTTTTCTTTAACCCCCCCTTTAACTTTTCTTTGTACCCCCTTAAACTTTTCTTTAACCCCTATTAGGTAGATTTCACGCTTTCCACCCTGGTTTATTTGTGTTCTGATTAGCGCCTCATCAATCAGCTGAGATACCCATTTTGAAACAGATACCTCACTAACATTATATAGGTCTGCAAAATATTTATTAGTGGCCCAGCACATTCCTTTTTTATTAGATAGCGCTGTGATTTCACCATATAGGAGCTTGGAATTAGCGGTGAGTTTGTCATTATACCTAACCTCCGCTGGTATTATCGCATAATAGTTTGGTCTCATTTGTTTAAGCCTTTTCCAGTAAATTCTTTATTTGGTCACAAAATGTACGAATATCGCCAAAGATTCTTTGAAACTCCGCCAGAGTAATTTTGTTGTCATCAAATAATTCCCATAATACCTCAATGAGTAGATCATACTCAGCTCTAGTCATTGTCCCCACATATTCATAGCGCACCGATACATCACTAACTGTAGTGGTAGTACGCCACATACGTTGATCTATTTCGTTCCAGTAAACATTTCTATAGTCACTCATGACTCATGTATTTATCTATTATTTCTTTTGCTTTCTCAAAGGAATTGCACCACTGCGCATCCCAGGAGGCGTTTTTAAGCCTCTCTAAGCAATTTAATTGGTTTTCTGTAGGTTTGTTATACCCTACCTTTAATTCAAGCGCTAAACCGCTGTATTTGCCTTTAGGAGCAAATATCATTAAATCTGGTACTCCAGCAACCCCTCCTAAATATTTAAACTTATAGCGCTCAAATGGTGAGCGTTTACCCTCATTAGGTACATGAATAGCAAAGGTGCCTGGATACTGCATTTTAATGTAGTTTATAACGCTGTTTTGTAGCCTGTCCTCTTTGGTTAAATATTTGTCGAATGGATTTGTTCTGGCCATATCTAAATCTACCTGGATGAATATACCTCGGAGTCACAAATAAATTCTTTTTGTACTTTTCCGAGTTTTTTATTTCTAGTTTCCTCCTCAAATTTAGATATTTAGCATTAAATTCCTTGTCTATAGCACAAATATCTTTGCAGCTGTTAATTGCAAATAAAGCTGTAGCGTGATCTCTACCCATAGATGCGCCTAACTTATAAAGGCCATGAGTAGTAAATTCTCTAGCTAACCTAAAATACAAACGCCTGGCATCTACTAAATTCCTACGCCTAGATTTTACATTAATTTTGAATCCAAAATGATCCTCAACAACATTTTGTATCATGTATAATTCTAATCTCATAGCTATAATATTAGTGCGCCATCCTCAGCATAACCAGCAGCAGTATATCCTTTTACTATTCCACTTGTCAAATAAAATTTCCAGTCATTTAGTGCCATATTATATGCCTGTCGGCCTAGCTTAATCATATCCTCATCCATAGCATATACCTCTACACTGTATGGGTAATTTGTTTCTACTGTTATAAATCTAAAATTCTCTGGAGGAAAGCCTAGCATATCAGAATAAAAAACTGCCTGGAGGTGATAGGCATATTTGTATAAATCCCTCCTAAAGGCTACAGGCGAATTATCCTGGCAAGTTTTGACATCACCGATCCAATTATCGCCAAATACATCTGGCCGCACTCTTATAGCTATGTCATTGACAGTTCCATAATGCGACAGCTCCACAGTTCCAGTACAGTATTTTTGCGCCAAATCATGCTGCTTAAAGTTGTACATAATACCAGAGATGATGTCCATATCAGTGTCCCTAAGTTGTTTGCGATCCCCAGCTAGCTTTTCGTGCTTTGCTTTTATTTGCTTTCCCTCTTTTGTGCGCCCATCATATTTAGGCATTAAATAATAGTCCTGGTCAAATTGTTTTTGGCCCTCTAGCATGATCGTATGGACAGCTGTGCCTAATGCCATTGCTGGCGATTCTGTAAACTTTGCTGACAAAAAATGTTTTACTGATTTCTTATAAATCATTTTTAGTCCACTCGCTGAGATTGAGTCATGTGAGTGATACTCAGCATTGGTGTCCTGTTTAGTATTTAATGTTATTTTCATTTAATTTGGTTTTTAAGTATGTTAGTTCGCCTCTGAGCATTGTTACCTCATTGCGACTATTTGCTAAGTATTCTAACAATACAGTAATTCGCTCCTCCATGAATCTTTTATCATCCTCTGGAGTGCTATCGTATAAATCCGCTGGTGTGAATTGCTCTGGCATAACTGATAATTTATTGCATTTTTGTTATAAAAAATTAAGGGCAACCCTTTCGAGCTGCCCTATTTAATTAAAATGGTAGATCATCATCCTGTGCTACAGGGTTGACTTGTTTTTTTATAGTTTCTACCTCGCCATTTGGCTCCCATTGATTTAATTCAATGTACTGCTTTCCGCTTTTAGCGGTTAAAATATCCAGGTTAACCCAGCCATTTTTAGCGTTTTTCTGTAAAAATGTTACAGCATCATCAACTTTTACACTGATGTTTCCTACTACAAAGTCTGGCGCTCCAGCTCTACGTTTAAAGCTGAATCCATCTGCAAAAACTTTCTCTTGTGTCATAATTTAAATTTATTTAATATTTGATTTTTGTACTCAGTTTTCATTTGGTAGTCAGCGAGTACTTTTTCTGACTGTTTTTTAGTGCCTTTTTCTAAAAGCAGTTTTAACTCAGTTTCTTTAAGCCAGGGCCGCTCATCTTTTTTCTGGTTAGCTATTGCATTAGATACCTCCTCAGCTGATGCTACAGATGTATCAATACCTATTCCTAAAAGTCCTAATGCTCTACCTATTGCTGATGTTTCACAGTTCTCGATAAATGATGTTTTATTTATGTAGCTGCTGCCCATATACTCCTCAGCGTGACCAGTTGCTCTGATCATTTTATTTTCATCAAAGATTACAGCTCTAAACTGCACCAGGCGATCCTTTTTTGTTTGGCACACCTCATCTTTAATTTTGATAGTTTCGATTCCCCATTTCTCGTATTTTTTCTGGGAATGAAAATAGCTAATGCGTTCATTGACCTGGACATACTCTTTGCCCTTAATGTTAATTGTTGGTAGTTTACTCATAATTCTAGGTTATTTAAGTTTAGTTTTAATTCTTTGAGCTTAATCAGCTCTGCATAAGTAAAGCGCCCAGGATCCTGGAGTTTTCTCTTTAGCGTTTCATAGGAAAATCCTAAATGATCCGCCACATCTAACCTCCTAAGTCCTAGGCGTTTTATCTCGTTTACAAATTCTAATTCTAGGTTATTCATATATAAAAAATGTAGGGGAGTTGCCTCCCCTGGGTTATTATTTACCTACTATTTTTAATCTATTATTAATAAAATCAGCTTTATAATTTAATTTACTGAAATAAATAGCATCATCTAAAAATTCTTTTAACATATAGGTGCCATCAGATGATCCAAAACCTTGATCAGAATTTCTATAGTCATCAGTCCAATCTATAGCTATTGATGTAGCTATTTTAATCAAATCTTTTTCATTGATTTGAGATTTAATCTGCGACCAATTATCCATTGATTCAGCTCTAAATATTAATGTTTCTGGCTCTACTAAAAAATTGTAATCTATCATAATTTCTGGTTTGTTATTGTTTTACTCTGTAAAATTACTCAAATATTTGGAATTTCCTAATATATGTGGAAATATTTTTAAAAAAAATCCCCATTCAAGTCGAAACTATCCTGGGGATCAGCAAACAAAAGGGAATTGTTAAACTGTTATTTTGTGAGTTTTACGCCAAATGTAGCATCTACATCATTAGTCTGGTTAGGCACATGGAGTGACATTTCGTATTCATTAGCCTTTACATCATATCTCATAGAGTCTATGTAGCAGCTAGCGCCCTCCCTAAATGTGCCAGATCCAAAGTCGATCCAGACTTTATTATGTGGCGCTACAGGAATAGGCTCAGATTTTAGATTATAGAATGTACCCTCATAGCGTTTGACAAAATCTCTAAAGTCATTCAGTATTTCTAGTGTCACTAATTTCTCTACAGTAGGTTTTTCAGCACCGACTACATTTAAAAAGAAATCCCTGGGCCGCTCAAAAAATCCATCATAGCCACCCTGGAAATTATCAGCGCCTAAATAATTTGAAATAAAAATGTTTTTAATCTCATATTGAGCTGTAGTAGTTTTAACCTGGTTTTGTGTGTTTGTGACTACCATTTCGCTCGCATAGTCATTTACCTCAGCAATAAATATTTTATCAAAATAGGTAGCTGTAATTAATCCTGGATACTGACTAGGAGCTGGATGAGTTAAAATATTAGGATAGCGAATACTAAACTCTATTTTGAAATCACCCTCGACATCCTCTAGCGGATTCATTTCTACCTCATAATTTTGCCAGGTAGATACTTTAGTAAATTTTAGTGATTTATTTTTATTTCGATTGAATAAGTTTCTTTCCCACTGATCATTTTTCCAATTATAAAAATATTCATCACCATCAGATGCAATACCTCTAGCAATTACTGTTATCTCATATTTCCATACATCTGAGAAATTTGTAAGATCTGGATCTGTTTCTACAAAAAATGAAAAGCCAGCTTTTAGCTTTTTAGTTTCATCCGTTATAACTGTATTAATATCATTTTTAATAATTACATAGGGATCATCATAATTGCCATCCAAATAGGCCACAGTGGTTTTTATAGCTTTGTTTCCCACTAATGCTTTACTAGAATCATCTACTATAGATGTATTTGATCCTAATGTCCACTGATGATCATCATATAACATTTGAGGATTTTGATTTATAATTTTATCTGTAGCCAGCTCCACATCGTATTTTATAGAGCTATATGGTCTGAGATATTCTTTATACAAATCAGCGCCAACTGGTTTGAGTTCTGTAGGCGCTTTTAGTAATACATTCTCTGTAGTGGTGAATCTATAATTTCCTAGCCGATCAAATACCTTGTACTCTATAATTTCCTCGCCAGTTGTAGCAAGTTGATCCTCTATTGAAAATGCTATATCAAAATTAAATAGCTGCTCAATATTAATGTCTATCAAATTACTATTTGAGATAACATACCAGCGGCCCTGTGATTGAAAAACTCTAGAGTTTGTGGCTTTTAAAAAAGACTCTAAAACATCTTTAGCGTTTCTAAATTCTAGTTTGTCAAATACACCAAATTCATTTAAAATAATATCATGATATAGCGTGTCATTAGCATTTCCTGTATTTTTTCTAATTGCGTTTGATACATAAATGTCTAGATCTAATTGAATATTATTCAAAATGTAGTATATGTAGAAAAACATAGTATCCTCATTAGAATCATATCCGCCATCAGCAGCATTAGAATAAGGCGCATCAAAAGCATCTAAACTACCTAGGCCATCATAGGCTACTAACTTTAGTGGATTAGGAAATGGCTGTAGGCTCTCCTGGTATTGATCAGCTTGTAGCCATCCCTCCCAGTATATCTCTGAGCTGCCTCCAGTACCTCCAGATCCCTCCCAAAGATAGTTAGCTTGCTCCCATTGGTCGTTTTCAGTATCCCATACTTTGTCTGCATTGTCTAAACTACCAGTTGAAATCCTTACTTTATATTCACGCTCACCAGCCGCATAGAATTGATCATAGAGTGTATTAGCAGTTTCAAATAGGTTTAATTCACAAGTTGAGCCGATAATTGGTGAATAAAAGTCATCATCACCCTCCCATTTAATTACTACTGGATTCGCTTGTCCTATGAGCGGAAAAATATCGCCATCGTAATCTTTTTGCAATATTTCAGCGACTCTATAATTCCCTTTAGTATCTGAGAACTCTAATCTAAATTTGACTCCGTATGCCATTTATTTATTTTATTCTGCTACGATTTCTGTCTGCTCTCTGTAATGCGACCACTAGATCCTGGCCATTTATTTTAAACTCTCCGCCTACGTTTACATTTTGATTGCTTTGGCCCATCATGCCCTGTAATTTATCTAGTGGAGCAATTACCTCTGGATTAGCTTTAGCTCCTGGATATTCTCCCATAAGGCCCATAGTTGGCCCAGATACAATACCTCCATTTGCAAATTTTGGAATTGCTGCAAATGCTGAAAGCACACCACCTACAGCGGTTGCAATAAATGCTGGAGTTGTAAATATAGCTCCAGGCCCTGTAGCTGCTCCAGATGCTGTAGCACCAGCAATGGCCGAGGCAATAGACTGAGATAGATACATAGATATTAACTGTAATACAGTATTTATCATGCCGCTTAAAAATCCTTGGAAACCAGACTCCGCTAATCCTAGTGATGAAATTAAAGATTGTCCCATTTTATTAAAAGCATGGCCCACCTCGCTGCCTACCATTTGAGCTGTATCTTTTAGATTTTCCATCTTTTCGATGAATTGTTTATGCTCATCTGAATTTAAAATATTGTCTAAATCAATATCAGCAGTGTCAAATGGATCAATCACAGGCACTGACTCTGGATCAAATGCCTCAGCTATTTTATCGCCAAAAGCATCTGCAAAAGTCATATCAAAAGCAGCTATCTCGTTACCTATAGCCTCATCAAATTCTTTTACAAATTCTTTAGCCTCTGCCTGTAGATCCCATTCTATTTGTAAGTTTGCCAGCTCTATTTTTCTAAGATCCTCTAAAGATGTACCCAGATCCTGTGTTTCGCTAGTTGTATTTTTTATGCTTTTTTCCAGGCCACTGATAGACATATCATATCTTTTGATTGCCGACTCAGTAGCAGCTATTTCCTCAGCTAGCCTTTTATATTCTTTAGATTCTATTCCTAAAGCGCTAGCAATTAATCCTTGCTCCTTATCCTGTTCAACCTTTAAAAGCTCTAATTTGGTTTTTAAAAGTTTTTGTTCTGCTCGATGTAGATTTAAAGCTGATGAAACAGATCCATCCTGGGCAGCGCTAGCCGCTTTTATGGCTTTCTCGTTTTCCTTTAACTCAGCGTTTAAATCCTTTATAGTACTTAATAGTCCCTGGTGTTTACCCACCGCTATTAAAGCTGTAGCTAATGCGCCTAGAGCCAACAGAATACCTCCTGTAGCTAAATTTAAGGCCGCAAATGCAGTCGATAGAGTTCCAATAGCATATACTAAAGGCGGAATGGCCGCTGCAATACCACCCACAATAACTACTAATTTTTTAGATGCTGGCGATAAATTTTTAAAAGTCTTTAAAATATTGTTTGCTCCTTTTACTAATTCCGTAAAGGCTGGCAATATTACAGCACCAAAACTAGCGCCTAGCTCTTTCATGGACTCCTGGAATATCCGCATCTGGTTAGCAGCTCCATCAGATGTCCTAGCAAAATCACCATGAGCGTTGGCGGTTTTAGCCATAACAAATTGATACCTCAGCTGTACTTTCTCAGCTTGAGTCATCTCTTTTATGGTTTTCTTTATGCCTTGCTGCATAGCAAACTGCTCTAAATTGACTTGAGTCATTACAACTCCTAATCTTTTTAGAGATTCAGTTTCTCCAGTAAATACGCCATTGAGTGCAGTAGTAACCTCCTCAATGTTCATGTTTTTAAATGAGGCGAGATCACCAGCAAGTCCAACAAGTGAGGTAGATAGTTCAGCAGCGGAATCTACAGACAATCCCATAGA